AATGGAACATCCCGCCACCGGGCTTCTGCCGGTTCAGAATGAATTGGAACGGGGTCTTGCTCACCTTCAGCCGTTCAAACAAGGACAGGTAATAGGCGGCGCTTTGCGCTCCACCGTTGCTGAAGGGATAGGACACTTGGGGAAGAACCAATTCAAAGGACACATCCGAAAGGCCAGCGGCCTTCAAAATGTTGATTTCTTCCCCGTTGATCAGGGTCATGGTTTTGTTCTGGTTATTGATCTTTACCGTCACCTTGGAAGGGGTGATGGGCATAAGCGTTCCCGCCATATACAGTTTATACGCCATTACTCATGCACCCCTTCTT